GCCTGACCAGCTAAAAATTATTCGTGAGGCTTTGCTTGAATACAATGGGGACAATGCTCAAGAGTATGAAAACATTGTTTCTTTCTATATTGATGCAGGCGCTGGCGGTGGTGGCGTGTCCGCTGTTGCCGATAACTTAATGTCGGACTGGGAAGATATTAATGGTGTAACTCACAAGGGCATTATTGATCCTGCTCACCCTCAATATATTACTGCGAGAAGTAAGTATGAGAATGCCGTGCCTCTTGTAAAACTTGTAGAGCCAAGAGCTTATAAGAAGCTAATTTACGATGCGCTTCAGAAAATGTTGGAAGCTCATTTAATAATATTCCCTAACTATGACGGAAAAGGTTATATGTTAATATCTGACCCTAATCAAAAGAAGAAAAGCAAGGATGAAGAAGACAATGTTATTAGGGTTGATTTAGAAGTGAAAGAACAAGTTTCTTTGGCACAGGCAGAGTTGATGAAGATAGAAATTTTATATATGGAGCGCATTGAATCAGGCACTGGTAATGTAATGTTTGAGTTAATACCGGAGAAAAGAAATCGGATGCATGATGACCGAGCATATACTGCTGCACTTGCAGGATATGCGTTATCATGTATGCGTAGATCAAATATTATTTCAATTGAAGATAATTCAGATTTTGAATTTCATAGTTTTGTAACTGCACTTGATTAGAAGGGAGGTGCTGATTTGGGAACTAAAAAGAAGAATATTACTGAGACTGAAGTAAATAATAAAGAAGATTTTGTCATTGTAAGTGGTGTTGATGATACTATTGTAGCTACTACAAATAATGAAGACATGATTACACGCAGACTTGAAATGTCTGTGCGAAACTATTTTGCTGGCAATGATCGATTTGCAAGTGTATTTGAAGGTGAAAAGAGTACTCCAAGTGTTACACTTGCACGTTTAGATGAGCTTGCTAAAAATCCTCAGAATAGCATCTCTAATACCAGAGAAATCGCAAACATTGTTGACTATTATATAATTAAAAATTATTTGATAGGTATGGTTGACACTATTATCAGATCAAATTTGAATACAAGTTATAAAGTTTCTTATAATCAAGTGCCTTCTGAAAAAGGAAGGAATAATAAAAAGAAGCTTGAGAATGCGAAGAGAATTGTGGAAGACATGCTTGATAAGATTGATGTTAAAAAGCTAATTCGCATTTCTATACCAGCAACATTCGATCATGGAAATTATTTCTTCTATATGGATTATAGTTCAAGCCAAGAGAAATACACAATTCATATATTCCCATTGTCAGTCGCAAGGATAGCACCATATAGGATTGATGGTGAGCCTGTTGTTATGATTGACATGAATGAGTTGAAAAATCGACTTGAGCATAACTTACCTAAGAAGCGTGGAGGTAAGGCATACTTCTTTCAGAAATACGAAGAAGAGATTACTAAAGCCTATCCTAAAGAGATAGTTGATGCTTTTAGAAATAAGGATGAGTATGCTATTCTTGATTATAGGAGAACTGGCGTTATGAGGGCTGGAGAAGATGCTGATGGCGCATCTTTGTATGGAGTAAGTCAAATATTCAGGGCGCTTCGTGATGTGGTAATCCTTGACAAATTTGCAGAAGTTGATGATTCTGCAAGCAATGTTAAAGCAAAAAACATTCTGGTTCAGATTCTTAGGAAGGATTTGCTCGGCCCCGGTGGAGACAGGAAAGCATTTAATGATATTGCATTTGCTCATGGCGAATTGACACGTGCTGTAAAGAATAAGATTTGTGTTTATACCGCAAGCCCTGCTGTGGAAGATGTTAGGTGGATAGAACCTAAGAGTAATCTAATTGATAAGGAAAATGTTACACTCTACGAGAATAGAGTTTTAACTACTCTGGGTATTGGATTCTTGGCATCAAACGGTATAGGCAGCACTATTTCTGCAAGCATTTCACTAAAGCAGTTAATGAGACAAATTGATTACATTTGTCAACAACTTGAGCATATATTGGAGAAGTTTGCTCAGGTTGCCTTGAAAGAACATGGTATTGAAGCAGAGTATATCCCAAGGATCACTGTAATTGATAGTGAGCAACTTGAAGCTGATATGCGAATTGATCTCGCTAAGATGCTATACGCTGATTTGGGTGCTTCACGTAGAACAACATTTGAAATTCTCGGGCTTGACATTGAAGACGAGACTGAACGAAGGCAGAGTGAGAATGAAAGTGGGCTAAACGAAATATTTACACCATATCTCACTGCATATACAAATAACGCGAATAACATGAACGAGAATGAAGGTGGCAGGCCTGCCGATAAACAATCGAATAATGAAACTAAACAAGCGAATGACAAACAACGAAACGAGGTAAAGGAATAATGAGCCAAATTGAAATGGCAGTTGTGCCAGATGATGATTACAAAATTGTAAGTGTGGCTTCTATTGCACGTAAGCTTATCAGGGATGGGTATCATGTGGTAGACATCAAGCCCAAGCGTAATTTTGAAAGAGAGACAGTGTTTGTCTTCAAAAATGAGAACGGCTTTATGACAAAGTATAGTGAGTATTTGCAAGAGCGCAAAGCTCATCGTGGTAAGAAGCCAGAATAATATTATATTGAATTATTATTAATGCGTATGGAAAGGAGGCGAGGCCATTGAATAATGATTTTGTATTTGCCTCTAAGATTGTAGAACTATCAGAAGAAAAAGAATATTTAACTCTTAAAAATAGGGTATTCTTCTTTAATAGTCCTAATCTTAATCATGTTCAAATTAACTATGATGAGAGTTCTCTTGAGCAATGTAAAACTCTTATTAGTTGCCCACTGTTGGCTAAATACGTAAAACGTAATGGCAAAGATGATCTTGGTGGGCATGAGGTAAGTGTAAAGAATGGAAAAGTTGAATTTAACACAGCCGCTATTGGAACAATAACAGATATTGAAATTGTAGAAGAAGAAGTAGAAACTGTTGATGGTAGTATGCAAAAGCTACCTTGCTTGTATGCAACTGAAATTGTTTGGACAAGATTTAAAAATGCAACAAGTGCCATCAAACGACTATATAGTGAAGGGAAATTGCATAACTCTTGGGAATTAAAGAGTAGCAATTATTCCTATAATTCTGGTGTAAAATTCATCAATTCTTATGTTTTCGTGGGCAACTGCCTGTTAGGCACAGAAAGTTACCCCGCTTATGGACGTTCGGCTGTCGTTGTCAATATGGCAGAGACAAGTGAAGAATATGAATACCTCGCCGCTGAATCATTTAGCGAAGCACTGGCTTTAGATTTGGAATCTGAACCAGCTTCAAATATAAATCAGTTGGACATTGACACCAACAGAAAGGAGGGTCTATCTATGGATGTGAATGAGAACATCGCTGTTGAAACTTCTGAGGAAGAGGTTAAGGAAGAAACTGTGGAGGTTGTAAATACCGAAGAGACAGCAGAGGCAAAGACTGAGGAAGACGCAAACAGCGAAGTTGCCCAAGTGTCTGAGGATAATCCTGTAGAAGAGTCTGCAACTGAAAATACAAACGTAACAGATTCTACGGAGTCTGAAGACAATAAGAGTGAAACTGAAGAGGTTAGTGCGATGAAGACTGTTCGTGATATTGTCAGGATGATTTATGCGGCTCTGAATGAACTGAATGGGAATGAAGAGGAGTATATGGAAATTTCTATGATTTTCCCTGAAGATAAAATCGTGCTTACCCAAAGCTATCGAATGAATGAGCTTGAGTTCGTACAGTTCTCTTATCGTGTTGAAGGCGATAAGGTTACTCTTGACAATAGAAAGACTGTAGAGCTTGTAGTTTCTCCGCTAAAGATTAACTCTGAGATTGAATCTAAGAATAATGCAATCGCTGAAGCAAATAATCGCATTGTTGAACTTGAAAATCAAAATGCAGAGCTTAATAAGATGAAGGAAGAGTACGATAAGTTCAAGGCTGAACAGGCTGAGACTGAACATTCTGAGGCTGTTAATAGGCTACGTGATTATGTAGTCAAATCTGGTCGATTCACTGAAGAGGAAATTGCAAGTGAACAAATTCAAAAGGCAATTAACGATCTAAATGAAGCTTGGCTAAAGGCTGAAATTGCTGATCGCTTAGTAGCAAGTCTTGCTGAGAAAAAGAATAATACTGAAGTATCTGAAACTAAGGAAACGAAGTCTACTGTTTCTGTAGTCCTTAGTGAAGAAAAGAATGCAACCCCAGATGATATTCTGAGGCTATTTTTTAATAGGAAAGACTAAACTATAAATGGACATGTAAAGGAGTGTATAGAATATGTTTGCAATCGTTCAATATAACGAGCTGAAGCCTCGTGCTATTTGTGTCGCTAACGAAGCAATGGTAAATGGTGCTGCTGTAGCCTATGATCCTGCAACCCGTAAGCTGTCTAAGGCTACTGGTGCTTCTCATTTTGTTGTGACCAATGCTAAGAATTATGATGGCATCAATGCCGTAATGGAACCCACTGACGCAGAGCATGAAGAGATCAAGGCAAATGATCTCTGCATTCGTGTACCTCTACAGCTTGGCGATATTTTTGCTACTACTGAGGTAACTACTACCAGCCTATCTGCTGGCGATCCTGTTATCCCCTCTGCTGGCAAGTATATCAAGGACACTGCTCAGTCCAGCACCAGTGGTCTGGTTTATCTGGGCGAGTATGAGAATCCTTGGGGCCTCAATATGTACATGATTGAGTGTGTTGGTTAATACAAATAATAAATATAGTTATATATATCTAATTTTGAATTGGAGGTATGAAATATGAATCTTGAACTTTCTACTAAG